ACTCATTTCATGCTACCATTGTATCTCTTTTGTTTTCCCATGTAAACACCACGTTTTTACCACGATATTACCCGCTGCTGCTCTGTTATCATTTCTCTTACTGGCACGCCTGCTGCTCTTAGCTGCTCGTATATACTCCTTATCTCGTGCCTAAACCAGCCTGCATACTGCATGGGTACTGGCTGATATTGCCGCCCCATAAATGGGTTATCCGCATACGCTGCCACCTGTGAAAACTCATATAGCAGCAGTGGCTTACTCTGGTCTAATAATAGCCGCAATATATATGCTGTCGTTCTTCCGTGTAGCCGTCCCTCTGGCGGCTGCCATATCCCAGTTATTATATATAACCTCTGCCACTCGTAAAGCTCAAATCCTAACGCCTGCTCTATATGCTTTATCAACCTGTCTGCCGCCTGCTGTTCTCTCGCTGTTTCCCGCTTTCTTTTTATCCATGCTTTTATTTTTTCAAACACTTACTTTACCCTCTCTTCGTCAATCCCCCACAATAATACTGACAGCTCGTTTATGATGCCCGTAACCCAGCGCCTCGGTGTGTTCTTTCCTGTATCCAGTTCCTCTGCGATTTCCGCATAGTCCATGCCCTGCATGAAATACATTTCAAAAGCCTTGTACTCTACACCTCTGCCTGCTGCCTCTCTGCGGCGCTCTATCTCTTCTACCGCTTTGTCTATATGCGCTGTCATTATCAATGTCTTAAAGCGTGTGCGTCTGATACTCTCTAAGTATGTACGCTGCTGCTCGTCCGTCATACCCTTAAGCTCCAACTGCTGCCCGTCGCTTATTGCGTTCTCGATATGGAAAACCGCATCACGGTAGCATTTCATAAGCGTAAAAGTGTTGTGGTATTTCTCTTTCTTTCGCTCCTGCTTTTCCTGTCGTTTCAGTTCCGTTATTGCAGCCTTTGCCTGTTTCTGCATCAGCTCTGTTAATTCGCTTTCGTGCAGCTGTACCCAGCTTTCAGCCTCTGGCGGCATTTCTACCCCTGTTGCCGCTGTTGTCTTTGTTTCTTCCTGCTCCATGTTCTGTACCTCGCTTTCTGTTAATTAAACGGCAGCTCTTCGTCTGCTCCCTCTGGGATATTCATAAACCCGTCACTCTCCGGCAGCTGCTGCCCTCTTGCCTCTGCCTCTGCTTTGCTCTCTCCAAATCCTACGCTATTTGCCACAACCTCTGTGTAATATACCTTGCTGCCCGTGCGCTGGCTCTCGTAGCTGCCTGTTTTAATCTTGCCCGTAACCTCTGCCCTACTGCCTTTGCTTAACCATTTCTGCGCCCATTCCGCAGTACGCCCGAAACACTTAATATTTATAAAATCTGTGTCTTTCCCGTCGTCTACCGCAAGCGTAAAGCGGGTAATAGCTGTGCTATTGTCCTGCCCGCCATATCTAAGCTCTGGCTCTCTTGTAAGCCGCCCTGTAAGTGATACGTTATTCATTCTCTCTGCCCCTCTCTTCCAGTTTGTCCAGCTTTGAAAATATAGCCAGCAATTCCAGTGCTATAATTCCCAGTAAAATATTAGTCATTTTCTACCGCCTCGCTTTCTTCTCTCAATCCTGCTGCCATATTGCTAAACGCCGCTGCTACGTTCTCGCATAATGTCGCCAGTGCTGGCTTTATACTCTGCGCCCAGCGGTTAATAGCTGCCGTCAATGTTTCTGCTGCTGTTGGCAAGGTTTTATTTATCTGTCTTGCCATTTTTCTTGCAAGCCTGCGCTGTTTTCGCTTGTCCAGCTCTAACGGCGGGTTTACTCCATGCTTTTTCTTATAGTTCTTTTTCCACTGTCTGTATTTCACTGCTTACGCCCCTTTCTCCATATCGTATACGGCAGCGCCCATACTGGCGCTGTTATTATCAACGCCAGTTTAGCTACGCATATCAGGCAATATACCACCCCGTCTACTACTACCTTTCCCGTTTCTTCCATCGCATCTACTACGCCGTCCATAAACTCAAACATTTACCGCCCCGCTTTCTGTGTCCGTTTCGGACACCTTACCCGTATAGTCTGTTACTCTGATACCCAGAATACAGTAGCCCTCTGTAAGCCCTGTATAATCTTCCAGCATATAAATAATATCTGCATCAATCGTGCGCCCTGTATGCTTACCGTCCTTAAATTCCAGCATTTTAAGGCTGTCGCCCTGTTTATAGCCTCTGTCATTCTTCCGCAGCTCAAAGCTCTTTTTCCCGCTTATTACGTCCTCGTAATCAGATGCCACTATCTTTAATTCATGTTGCTTATGCTCTATATTCCCCTCGCTTGGCAGATGCTCCATTTTTTCTGCGTCTGCCCGCTCCTGCAATTTCTTCTTTGTCTGGCGGTCTATAGCGTCCTGCTCTTCGCTGTACCGCTGTTCGTCCGTCTTTTCAGCCTCTGCCTTGTTTATGTACTGGTCGCATTTCTGGCACGTTCCCGTTTTTACATTGCAGTCCTTGTATTTCTGGCAGGAATAGCACAAAGACGTTATGCTTTCTGGGTGCGGTGTTTCGTAATCGTCCCCTGCCTTTTTCTCTGCTACCTTTTCCGCTATTTCCTTTGCCCTCACATTTTCGCCCGCTGCTGCTTTTTCCGCTATTTCTTTCTGCTCGTCCTCGTCCAGCTTTGCTGCCTCGTATGCAGCAGTGATACCTAAATTGCCCTCTTTCAGCTGCTCTTTAATCTCCGGCGTTGCGTTGTTGTTGATTGCGTCCATTCTGGCTACGTTTGTGCTGCTTTCGTTTATCATAGCCGCCACTAAATCACGCATTTTGCCTTGTATCTCTAAGCCGTCCTCTTCCTTGGCTCTGATAAGTGCAGCTTTGGTGCGCTCTACTAATCTGGTTTTTTCATAGGCTGTAAGTTCCTGCGTATATCCGTTGCCCGCCAATAAGCGCAGCTCATACATTGCCTCGCTCATATCCATAAAGCGGTAAAGCACTTTCTCATACTCCTTATGCCCCCGCTCTAAGTTCAAAATATTTGCCGCATTACGTCTGTGTCCGTCGATTATACGGTATTCCCCGTTTACTCTCGCCAATACTGTAGGCTGTTCCTGTCCTACGTGTAAAAAGCTGTCTGCCAGCTCTTCTATGTTCTCTAATTTCTGGTGTGTATTCTCCTGCGCTGCCTTTACCTCATAAGGGCTTAAATAAATCTCTTTGTATCCGTCCGTCTGTGCCTGCTGCCCTGCTGCTTTCGTCTTTGCGTTCAGAATGTCGTTAATACCAAACTTTGCCATATTCTCTACCTCGCTTTCTCAATCCTTTGTTTTTTCTTACACTGTCCCATTACTCCGTTGCACATTTCGCACGTTCTCCAATGCTCGCAAGCGTCGCTTTTCGGGCATTTCTTCCCTGCAAATTTGCTGCCCCAGTTCCAGCACTCCGTACCGCCAGTCCTGCGGCAATGCCAGTAAACGCATAATCTCTCTTTATGTGCCACGCTTGCTACCTCGCTTTCCCTGTATACGCTGTTACAAATTTCTTGTACCCCTGCGCCGCTCCGCAGCATGGGCTATACTCATAAATCGGCTTACGCATGAAAGTATTTTCTGCTACTTTCTTGGAATACCGAATAATACCCAAAATATTAAAATCTGTCTTTTGTTCCAGCCACTCTACGCCTGCTGCCTCGCCGTCTGTGTTCTGGTATGACGTAATCAGCACGCCTGCCAGCTTTAATGCTGGGTTAAATACCTTTGCGTCCTCTATCTGCTCTGTCACAATGTCCAGCCCCTCTAAAGCGTCCTCGTCCACCTTTACGGGTACTATTACCTCGTCCGTGATTGCCAGCGCATTTACAACATTAAGCCCAATATCCGGCGGGTTATCAATGATGCAGTAATCATACTTGCCGTATATGGTGCAATCTCCGTAATACTGCATCTTTGCATATACCAGCGCTTTATATCTCTCTATCTGGTTTTCGCTGTCCTCTTTGGTTAAATTCCATGTAGCCCCAAAAAGTGACATATTCGCCGTTACAATGTCGATACCCTCATACTCTGTATGCTGTATCAGCTCGTCTGCGTTTTCCCAGTCCCCAGCCAGTAGCCTTGTAACTGGTGCTACGTTCTCTGCATCATATCTGCTGTACGCCTTGCTTAAGTTTCCCTGCTTATCATTGTCAATCAGCAGCACCTTATAACCTCGCCTGTAAAGCTCATACGCCATGTTTGCCGCTGTAAAGGTCTTGGCTACGCCACCCTTTAAATTCAAAATGCTTATTGTTTTCATTCTTTGCCTCTCTTTCCTGCGTTCGCCTCTAACGCATGGTTACTGTTTCCTGTTCTTTTGTAAGCTCGTCTGAATGTAATAAATACTGCTCTATCAGCTGCGCTGCTGGCTGCCAGCCGTAGCAGACGGCGGTATAATAGCCCTGCTGCCGCAGATACTCTAACCACTCTTTTTGTTTCTTGGTCGTCGTGTTCTCGCCTGCCTTAAGCTCTATGTAAAGCCCATGATACCCAGCCCTTGCAGCTGGTAGCATAATATCTGGCACGCCAGCCTTTACGCCCTGCCTCTTAAGCACCGCTGCTGTTGCTTTATCACGTTTGCCGCCGTTTGGCACATGATACATATATTGCAGTTCCGGCATAAGCCCTGTTCTGTATGCAGCCCAGCTAAATAATGCCTCTTGATGCCCGCTTTCGTCGTCCAGTCTAAAGTTTCTCATTTTCTCGCCTCGCTCTCTGCTTAAATTCTACATACTGGCAAATTCTAAAAAGTAGCCCGTCCTTATGCGGCTTGCTGTTCTCTATCGCCAAAAGCGTTATTGTTTCCTCGCTTTGTAGTCCTGCATTTCCCAGTACGTCCCAGCGGCATATATCGTAGTATCTGCACCGCAGGCAGCAGCGCTTACAGTCCTTGCCTTTCTGGAATAACCAGTATTTAATTTTTTCTATCATGTTTTCTGCCCTTTCTGCTGCCGCTGTCTTTCCAGCTCTCCTGCTGCTCAAAAATAGCCGCCGCAATTCTAAACGCCAGATATGCTGCCACAATCAGCGCCAGCAGTCCGGCTATTGATCAGCACTGCTGCAATGGCAATGCCCTTGATTATCTGCATTTCAGCCCCCCCTATCTGTTATTTTTACTAAGGTGTATCTTAAATACCCGTAGCCGTAATACTCTGGGCTATGTACTCCCATGCTCACGCTGTTCTTATCCACGTAATAGCCCTTTATTGCCTTTGGTTCTTTCTTGAAATACTCACGGTCTGAAATTATGTGGTACTCTGGTTCTGGTCTTACTAAATTCTTGCTACAATTCCAGCGCTTGCCCTGTAATGCTCCGTCAGTACCCTTTTTGTGCGTTCCTGTGTACTTGATTAAATAACTTGCCAGCTCTGCATAGTTGCCGCTATCGTCCAGTGGGAATACCTTAACCCTGTTATGCCCCTCGTATGCCTTATACCAGCAGCGTTGTAAAATCTCTGTATCAATTTTATTTACTACAAGGTGGTGATGCCTCGCACCTTTCTTGCCTATCTCCATAACGTGTATGTATTTGAACTCTAACCCTGCTTTTCTGTACTCCTTTCTGCACTCCCTCAAAAATACGTCTATGTCCTGCCGCATCTGCTCCGGCGTTCTGTCCGGCTCTCCTTTCCTGCGGATATAGTCAAGCACTAAATGGTAGTCCCCATAGCCATAGTTTGCATTTATGAGTATCCTTAACTTTCTCTCTGCCTGCCTGGTGTTTACTTTCTCCTGCTCTTCTTTTGTTGGCTTTACCTTATCCCCTCTGCTGATACCTTTCTTTTTGTATCTGCTGGTAAAGTACCTCTCTATCTCTATCGTATTCCCCGCTTTTGTTACCCTCTCTACGTATGGCATATATCTACCTCTCTGTCGGTTCGTTAATACTTTTATCAAGTGTTAAAACGGGCTGCCTGCCCGTTAAATTTCTTGACTTTGTGCCATACATAGCTTATAATTTTTATAGTATTTCAAAGCTGTATAGCTTAGCGCCTATGGTGTTTCCCCACCGTAGGCGCTTTTATTTTTTCATGTTTCCTGCCGCTCTCTTATGCGGCTTAAGGCATACTCATAAGCCCGTCTGTACGGCTCTCTGCAATCGTAGCCCGTGCAGCTGTATAATTTGCTGCCCTTGCAAAATTCGCAGCTATGCAGCTTTGCGTAATCGCTCGCCGCCCTCTCCTGTCGCTTTTCCTCATATTCCAGATGCCGTTTAATCTGGTTTGCATCTATAACCGCAATTCCCAGCATATTTGCTGTATGTATTTCTCTGTCCATTCCCTCTGTTATGCCGTATTTCACACCAGCAATAACAAAATCGCAGCCTTTCAGCAGTGCAAGCCCCGCAGCCATGCCCCTTGCCCGCTCTTCCGGCTTTTTATCGTCCATACACTGCGTCATATATAAATGCGGCGTAATGGGTGCTAAGCCCGCCTCTAACGCCTGCCGTGTCAGCTGCTGCGCATAATCTATGTTTCTGTCCAGCTCTGCGCCGTCTTTCGCCCTGTATGGGCTGCATATATAAACCTTTCTCATGCCTTTTTACCCGCTTTCTGTTGTGCCTCTGCCCGTGCCTGTTCATTTCCTGCCAGATACGCTGCTAAGCACATCAGCTCGTCTGCTCCCTTTTGGTCTATAAAATTACAATCAACGCAGCATTTACAGTACCCCGTAATCTGTAAATATCTGTCGTATACTTCCTGTGGTGTCTGGCACTGCTTTAAGCTGTCCACCATGCCTGCAAGCTGCTGTATTGCCTTTATGCCTGCCTCGCCGCCCTTTCCGTGTATCCCTACTGTAATCTGCCGCATTTTTGTTGCGCCGTCTGCTCCTAAAATTGTTTTACTCTTCATTCTGTGCCTCGCTTTCTTCCTTAAACCCAGCCAAAAGCATAGTCATTGCATCTATCGCTGTATCAAAATGTTTTCCCAGCTCTGCTGCGTCAATAAGCCCCTGCTTTGTGTTTCTTCCGTTCCCTTTCATTGCTTGCGTTTGCAAAATAGGTTTTAACTGGCTAAGCCCAGCTATGCTGTTCTCTAACTCTTCCTCACTCACGCAGATTTTTACATAGCCCTTGCCGATATGTTCAACACTCATTTTCTGCCTCTTCCTTTCTTCTAATCAGCCGTACCGATACCTCATAAGCTGTGCGCTGTTCTCTTTCTCCTGTGGCTGTATCAAGCACCTTTTCATACTGGCGGCTCTGATACCGTCCCAGCAGCTCTACAGTGTCGCCCTGCTGCCACTGCGCCGCCTCGTCTGCCTGTTCCTGCCAGCAGATGCACGGTAAATAGCAGTTGCCGCCTGTAAGCTCATTTCTTACCTTTACCGTAATATCAGTAATGCGCTTGCCTCTCGGTGTTTCTCTGTATGTTGGCTTATTCGCTATAACGCCTCTTACTGCTGCCTCGTCCTGCTCTACTGCCTTTTCCGATACCGCCACAAAATCTGCCAGAATATATACCAGCAGTCTACCGCTCTGGAAGTCCTTAAGCGTCTGCACCTTACCTGTCAGTAAAAGCCTGCTGCCCTCTACAAATTCCTGCATAACGTCAAATTCTATGCCGTTGCAAGCCCTGTATGGTACGTCCTCTGCAAATACTACCGTTACCTCGTCCGGCACGCCGCTTGGTCTTACCGTTTCCAACTTTGCCATATAACCGCAAAACGGCAGCCCGCATAGCTGCTTAATTTCCTTAATCTGTGTAAGCGTTCCTACCAGTCCCGCTGCATTTCCCTTGATACCGCCACCTGTAAGCTCGTCCATGATTGCAGTATCTAAATCCCGTAAAAAATCCGGCTTTTTCTTTGTCATACTTCCTGCCCTTTCCTTTCTTATATGTAAATGGTGTAGTAAAGCGACATCTGCAAATCACTAAACTTATACTGTGCTGTCTGGTCTGGCTCTAATGGTTTCAAAAGCCCCAGCTCTTTCCAGCGTCTGTGCGTTATCTCCGGCACTGCTCTAAACTTCTTTACCTCATGCCCGCTGTATTTTCGGTATTCCTCGCTTATCTCATGGTCTGCAAACGGTTTGAACGCTGCCAGATACCCTACGTAAACCTCTGCTTTGCCCTCGATAATGCGCAGGCGGTCTGAACTCTCCAGCGTGCCTATAAATTCCTTTACTGTCACTGTCTGCCTCTCCTACTTCTCTGGCATTTCGTACAGCCTCGGTATTACTGCTGCAAACGGCTGTACGTCCATGCCGCCCCTTATTACGGCTGCACCGCCAGCCGTAAACAGATAGCTTACGCACGCTTTCTGTATCTCGTCCAGCACCTCTAAGCAGCGCTCTTTTGTGGCATACTCTCCAATTTCTTCTAAACACCCGCCACTTATGCAAATTACGTGGCGCTTTTTGTCTGCCTCTGCGCCGCCTCTCTTTTTCTTTATGTCCTCGTACTCTCCATACTCTACGCAGGCGTAATTACCGCCCAGTCTATACAGCTTTTCTTTATTCTGGCTGCGTATATATACCTCGCTCATTGCTTTTATCTCCTTGCCTCTATGTTTTCCATTTCAGAAATGCAGTTTGACGGTATCAGCTCATAAGCTGCCGCCTCTATTTCTGTAAGCGCCTCTTTATACTCAATGTATCCCCACGCCTGCCGTGCTATCTCTGGTACGTTCTGCCGTTCCTTAAAATTTTCTATATGTAAAATCTCGTTTCCCTGCGGCTTTGGAAATGTCCCCAGTGATAACGGGCGTAAAGGGCTGTAATATTTGTAGCTCATTCCCCTGCCCCGCTTTCTTCTTTATGTTCTTGGTAGCCCTCTAAGTAGCCTATTGCCTCTACGTCAATGTCCTTGCCGTCCTTACCGTCGTTGTTTATCCGAATTTTGCCGTAGTAGGCATAAATACAGCAGCCGTCATAGTCGTATACTCTTATGCTGCCCTCTGCGGCTGCCTCTGGTGTTTCAATAACCAGCGGCTCTGCCTGCTGCATCTGCGCTGCTACCTGTTCGTCTGTTACTGGCTCGCTGTTCTTTCCTCTGTACCAGATAGCCAGCATAAACAAAATGATTGCCAGCACGCCTGCCGCTATAACGGCTGCGCACTGTATCAGTTTCTTAACTGCCTGTCGTTTTCGTTTTCTCATTTCCCGCCTCGCTTTCCTCTATCATTGCAGCCCTGCTACGCCGTTCTATCCCCGTAGCCATAAACGCTATTTTCATATCTCTTTCGTTAAATTCGTCGTAGTCTCCTACTGGTGCATCTTCTGGGAAAATCTTCTGTGCCTGTATGAAAGCGTCCATAAATGTACTTAATTCCTCATAAAATACGTTTCTGTAAAATTCAAACTCTAACTCTATTTCGATTTTCTGCGCTTTCGTGCAATATATGCCGATTTTCTGCCGCCGTCCGTATGGCTTGTATGCTGTTCTGTCAGATTTAGCACCCATGACCTTATACATACACTGCCGCAGCAGTTTTATTTCGTGCTTTCCGTTGTAGGAAAATATCGTATATTCATACTCTTCCTTTTGCAGTTCGTCTAAGGAATTTATACCGTTATCCTTAAGCAGCTTTGCAAGTTTCTTTTGCGCTGTCGTTTTCTCGCCGCCTACGCCCTGCTCTGCCAGTGCTTGCAGCTTTTTAATACGCTGTATTGTTTTTTCGTCCATGTATTGCCCTCTCTTCTGTAGCAAAATAGTAGTCGTCTACTATCATCATTTTTTTACTGAAAAGGCACATAAGCCCCAGCGGTACGGTAATAACCGCTATTGTTATGTCGCCCTCTGTCGCCCATGCCGCCAGCACGGTAACTGCCAGCATTGCAAGCCCGTAGGCTTTCTGCTTAATGAAATACCAGCGGCGGGCTTTCTTTGCCTGCTCCCGCTGCCGCCTCTGCTCTTTTTTCTTTCGCATATCTGCTATGGCATCTGCATAGCCTCTCTGGTATGCGTCCTCTACTATCAATGCCTCTGCTGCCATTCTCTGCCTCTCTTCCTTTCGGCGGCGCTCTCTGTCTTTCCATGTGTGCCGCTCTCCTGTTCTGGCGTTTGGTTTTACCGTGCGGGCTGCTTTTCGCATTAAAAAGCAGCTGAAAACCTGTTGACTGTCCACATACTTTCTGGCTGGTATGACCGCCGCTATTTTTCCACGGTATACAGATTGCAGCTATTAGCCTGCTGCCCTCTGCCGCAGCTCGCCAAACTGCTACCTAATGCAGACGGTAGGACTTGAACCCACAACCATGCGCTACGTCTAGCACCGCCACGCCCTCAATACTCTTGCAATCCCTTTTAAGATAATGCGCACTCTTTTAAAACTTCTTGCCTTTTCTTGTGCGTCGTCTGCTTGTCGGCGGCGGTTGCCGCCTACATTTCCTCTATCTCTTTTTTTAAAAAGCTAAATATGTGTGCTATTACCTCTACTGTCCACCCGTCGCCGCACACATCTTGCATCTGGCTATAACTCAAATTATCTGTGTAGCCTATCGGCAACGTTTGTGCTAATTCTATTTCTCTTCGTGTCAAATACCTACAAAAGCCGCCGTACTCAATCAGCCCACTGTTAGGGCATCTATCTTGCTTTCTTGTTAAACAACCTATTTTTTCTGCTTTTGTTATATTGGTACAGTTTCCAGCTGTTTGTCTCCCCCGCCCCTCATTCCACATTCTCTCTCTGCTCGGTGTCCTCTTTACCTTAAACTCACTACAGTATTTCTCGTCCGTGTCCTTGTAATCTTGGAAATTTATTTTTCTATCTTCCGGCTCTGTAATTCCTTTTATATTGCTCCAGTAAATTCTATCCCTTAGCTGATAACTTACTAATTTTGAATTTATATGTATTCCGTTAACGCCTATATATTTATTAAGCTCTTCCTCGTCTTTTTTCTTCATTTTTACATTTTCGAGTAGGAAAAACTCTGGCTCTATTGTTCTCTTAAGCCTCAAATACTCATAGAACAATCGGCTTTTTTCTCCATTCAGCCCCTCTATTTCCTTTGTTCCCATTGACACTCTAGCAATGGAAAAGTTCTGACACGGACTACCCCCAATCAATAAATCAATTTTTCCGACATTAAAATCTCCGTTTTCTGTATGCAATATTCCGTCGTTATACCATGCCTTTCTAACATCTCCTATTTGTATCGTTCCTGGGTAGTTCCTCATTGTTGTTTCTATTGCGCATTTTTTTATTTCGCTTGCATAATATCTATCTACCTTTATTCCGGCTCTTTCTAATGCAATTTGACCACAACTTATCCCGTCAAATAAACTTAATACTGTAATTCCCATTCTTTCTCCTTTTATTTTCTAAATTGTTCTCTGCGCCATATCTGCACTGTACTGCTGCCTATTTCCACCACCAGCACCGCCCCTTTGCAGCTCGTGGTAAATCGTCGCTCTATGTACGTCCATAGCCTCTGCTATCTCGTCCGCTTTCTTTCCGTTCCTGCACATTTCCTCTATGGTCTTTCTGTCCTCATAGCTCAATCTCTTGTACTTGCGCGGCATTTCTCCCACTCCTTTCTGATTTTTGGATAAAAAAATAGTGCGATAGAGTTTTTTTAAGCTCTACCGCACTATGCTTTTTACTTCAATCTACCGTAAAAAAATAAATGCGGCAGAGGCTTCAATACCTCTTGTCGCATTTAATTTTAAAACTTATCTTTAAAAATGTCAATATTAAATGCGACACTTTTTTAAATTTTTTCTATCCTATTTTTCTTACCTCTTCCGTGAATAATTCCCCTGCTGTCCTATATTTATGTATCCGGCGTGGATAGTTGTTTATCCAGTTTTCTATATTCTGTATCTCTTCGTCAGTCTTGCTGTCAAAGTTTTCCCCTTTTGGTATCTTCCGGCGCACCAGTTTATTTGTAACTTCATTTGTTCCACGTTCCCAACTGCTATACGGGTGGCAATAATATAGCTTTGTCCGTTGTTCGCCCTCTTTCAATATAGAGCGCTCCAATTCCTCGCAATATGCAAACTCGCTGCCGTTGTCTACTGTTATCGTCTTAAATACTTGCTTAAATAGTTCTCCCCATTTTCTCTCTAACCTGTCTACTGCGCTTACTACCTCTGCTGCCGTATGTTCTGGCAGCTTAAAAATAATTTCCGCTCTGGTCTTTCTTTCCGTCAGTACAAGCAGACTATTTTTTGATTTTCCACGTTTACCTATTACGCTGTCCATTTCCCAATGTCCAAACTCCTTACGCTCTTCCACCTCGTCCGGGCGCTTTTCAATGCTTGTGCCTGCTGCCGCTCTGGTCTGCTGCTTATCCACTTTGTTATATTTCCGTTTTTTATTTTTCTTCACTGGCAGATTTTTATTTGTCAGCCTTAAAAATATCCCCTTATCAATATAGCTGTAAAGAGTGGTTACGCATATCGTTGTTTTAAATTCCCCCTCTTTTCCCTGCGCCTTAATTTCTCCCAGTACCGCTGCTGGGCTATAATCTTCATTTATTATTTTGTCCTCTATGTAATTCGCAAGTTTTATGTCATTCCCTATTTTAAGTACCCCGCCCTTACTTTTCAAATTTTCTCTATACTTATCGTCGGCAATATCTGGGCTATAGCGTTCCTCTGTCGTAAGGTCTGAATTAAGCGCCGTAAATATCCCCCTCTTTACTTCTCTGTATATCGTGCTGCGGTGTACGTGCAGTAGTTCTGCAATTTCCTTTATGCTGTGTCCTGCCTTTAATAGCGCCTCTATTTTTATCCTATCTGCCTTTGTCAGATGCTTAAAGCCCTTTGCCATTTTCTCTACCTCTCTTTTGTTCTATATACGACGAAAAGCCGCAAACTCTTTTACAAGTCTGCGGCTTATGCCTTTACCTATTTACAACACTTTTTACAAGCGGTGTATTTCTTCTTTGCTTGGCTTAGCGGTATGCTCTTTGGGTTTTTCATTCCCGAACAGTTAGGCTTACTATGGTATTTTTTGTTGCTACGGTCTACATATACTGTAGTTTCTCCCGTATGCTGGCTTACGCTTGGCGTTGCGTCCTCGATTACGTCAAGCTCTATATTGCACCCGAACGTCTGTACCCCCCCCCAGAAATTTCCAGTATTTCTGCGGTGTAGCGGGCTTTCGGGTACTTTCTCGCTAAGTCCCCCGCCAGTTCTGCCGATAGATTGCCTATTACCTTATCGCCCCACTTTACGTATGCGGCAGGCTCTCCGTTGTATGTGTACTTTTCTACTGTAATATCTTCACTACCGGACATTTTGCTTAAAATATCCTGCCTGTTTTCTCCGTCCTCATTATTGAACGTCACGCCTACTACTTTCGTTCTGATTGTATCTAAAACCCTGCTACCAGATGCGGCAGCAGGCGCTGGCGTTCTGTTTCCGTTCTCTTTTCCTGCGCTTTTCTTTTTCAGTCCAAAATAGGCGCATACTGCCGCAATCACAATACAACCCACCCCACCTGTTATATTTCCAGACGGCAGCGCCGTTAAACCGCTTACTGCAAATAATGCAGCCACTACCAATAAAATTACCTTTTTCTTTGTCATAGTAAGCCCTCGCTTTCATTTCTACTTCAATTCTAAAATTTCATCAGCAGAGGCGTTAAGCTCTCTGCAAATTTTCGCAAGTGTTATTGCGTTTGGCGTAAGCTCGTTGTTTTCCCAGCGGCTTATATCTTTCTGGTATACTTGCAGGCGCTCTGCAAGTTCCTTTTGCGTCACGCCTGCCGCTTTTCGTGCTTTTTTAATGTTTTCGCCTAAATTCATGCCTTACCTCTCTTTTCTCTTGCCCTCAAAATGAAAGCAACCAGCAGCTTTACCAGTCCTACTGCTACTAAAAATACTCCTAATTTTAAAAGCATACTCTTTACTCGGCTTTGGGTTTGTGTTATATTTCTTATAGGCGGCGGGCTTATCGCCCGCCTGTTGGTTAGGGCTTTCGCCCTAACCTATGTACTTACCAATTATGATAAGTATTGTTCCTATGATTAAGTCTATCACTGCACTGATTGCCAATTCTTGCCAGTTGATAGGCTTTTTCTTTTGTTTCTTTTTCTTACCCATTGTGCCGTTTCTCCTTTCCAGTGGCTTTGCCTCTTATTTGTTCTTATCTCCTTTCCATGATTTTATTATATACCTTTTTCGGTATATTGTCAACACTTTTGTATAGATTTCTAAGAAAATCGCAAAAAAATAGAGGGCAGACAGCGAACCGCCCACCCTCGAAAACTTAAGCTAATCTTGTGGCATAATCTAAGCTAATCCAGCCTGCGCCACTCTTCAAGCGTCCCCAGCCAGCACTTGCGCCCTGTCCGGCTTTCACTTCCACAATGGTAAATACTCCCTTTCCTGTGGTTTCTCCCGTCTTTGCATAGTTCGTGCCTGCTCCTGTTCTGATATTAAGGTCTAAAATATCTACCTGTACGCTAAACGGAACGCCTGCGCTTGTCTGCTGCCCCGCTGCGGTATATACCGCCTTGCCGTTATCATCATATACAGTATAACCCGCCTTGCAAGCGCTCTTTGCATTTTCCAGCGACGTAAACGCCCCCAGCTGGCTTGCTGCGTCCGTCCAGCTCTTGCGCACTCTGTAATACTTTGTACCGTTTCCTGCTGCATACTTTTTATAGTATCCCTCGCCGTACTCTGCACGCTTTTTCTTTACTGTTTCGCTCTGGTCTGCTGGCTTTTCATATCCAGTAAGAACGGCATCAGATGCAGCACGCACACTGCCCGCCTTTTTCAGTGCGTCCATTACTGCTGTGTATCCCTGCAATTCTTCCCATAAAAAGCCCAGCTGCATATTAAGGTCTGCAATGGATACGCCCGCCTGTTTTGCATGATTAAGCAACGCCTGCTTTCTGCTCCAATACGTCCACTGCGCCAGCCCATAGCCTGCACTGTCCTTTACAAAATTGCCATAGCTGCCATTATCCACCGCTGCTGTATATTCTGCGTCCGTCTTACCCAGCTTATTGTTATAGGTGTTCTGTAAGTTGTTCGGCATAAGCCCGCTTTCAGCATACAGATTACCCATAATACCAGCCACGGCATAAGCATTTAAGCCCTTTCCTGTAAGAAAATTCCAGATTGTTTTTTCATTGCCGCCCTGCGGTGTTTCTGCCTGTCCGCTGATTTTACGCTTAAACTCGTCCCATGTGTGGGCGCTAGTGTTATATACATACGGGTTAGGGCAAATCTTGCCCGTTACGTCGTAATGTCTGATTACATGAGATGCAGGCACGCCGTATTTATTCATAAGGTAACGGGTAAGCTCTGCCGCTGCCTCTACTGTTGCGTCCTCAAAATACCAGTCTTTATCTGTTGCGCCCATGCTCTTTGTGTTTTTCTTCCTTACGCACATTTCAATACCGATACTATTAGCGTTTCGGCACTCTGCGTGCTTATAGCTCGACGCTCCGCAATGCCACGCTATATTAGCGTCCTCTACGCACTGCCATACCTCGCCGTTAAATCCTACAAAGTAATGCGCCGACGCATTTCTATTGCCGCCGCCATAATATCGGCAGTTGTCCTCTGCGCCGCCCAGTGCGCCTACATAATGGATAACAATATACTTAATTCTGGAAACGCTGCCCTTATTGAAATTGTACTTACTTATCTTTCTGTTAATGTTCATATTTCCTGCCTTTCCGCATACAAAATAAGCGCCTGCGGTGTCCCGCAAGCGCTCTTTGCTGCTATGTCCTTATTATTCTTATCTTTCCTGTGTCCTGCGTTCCTCTACGTTGCCTGTGGTGCTGTCCCCGTCCAGTTCGTCTGTGTCCGGCAGTTCGTCCGTATACTTCGCCAGAAACTCCCGCACCTTTTCCCATACCTTTTTTACGGGCAGCCCGCATAATGCCATATTCTTAAAAATACTCACTACCTCATAGGCAATGTAAAGCAATGCGAAAAATTCAGCCACGCCCACGGTATCAAGCCCTAAATATGTACGTGCCTGCTCCGGTATAAATCCGATTAAGTTAATCTTAATCAGTACGTCGATTGCCAACATGAATACCAGAGAAATAAGCATACCTACTTTTCTGATAGCCCCGTCAATGCCTGCGCAGCTGTTAAATTTCTTCTCTTTGATTGCACGCAGCACGCCAAAAACCGTGTCGCACACAATCGCCAATACTACCAGCTGGATAATTTTGTTATGTGCCGCCGCCTCAATAAATTCTGTAATAGTCATGTTCATAAATCCTGCCTTTCTCTTAATTGCAAATTTTCTGCCCGCTCTTTCAGCTCTGCGCCGTCGTAGCCTGCTGTCTGCTCCCAGCTTTCCAGAGTGGCTATTAAATCAGCAATAAGCCTGCTTTGCTTTTCTATGGTTTCCTGTTGTTCTTGTACTACCCTTAGTAAATTGCTACTCATGTACTCGCTCCTGCATTCTGCCGCTTAAGCAGCCTTTTCTATGGCTGCCTCTGCCAGCGTTTCTATTTTCTTTCGTAGGTTATAACTGTCGGCGTGTCCTGCGTGTCCCGTCCAGCTCTGTATACTCTTTTGTAACTGCTCTTTTGTGATTTTCCCGCTCTCGCACTTCTTGATAGTACGCTTTATGCGCTTTATGCTGTCCTTTCGTACTTTCCTGTGCGTTGCCCTGTGTTTGTAGCCTACAAAGTCTATACCGTTCTTTGCTGCCAGCATGGTAGTTTTCGGGTTAAACTCTAACTTAAGCTCTTCCCGTAAGAATTGCTCTATCCGTGCAAGCCAGTTGCGCAGCTGTTCCTTGTCTGGGCTTAATATTACAAAGTCGTCCATATATCGTATGTACGCCTCTACGCCCAGCTCATGCTTAATAAACTGGTCTAATGCGTCCAGATAGATATTTGCAAATAACTGACTGGTAAGGTTTCCTACTGGTATCCCTACGCCGTCCGGCATATTGCCGTTGTGGTCTATTATCCTGTCCAGCAATGCCAGTACCCCAGCGTCTTTTATAACCTTACGTATTTCAGTTTTTAATACCGCATGGTCTATGCTCTGGAAATAGTGGTGTATATCTGCCTTGATAGCATAAAGCGGCTGGTCTGGGTGGTATTTGTTCCACTCATATAGCCACTCTTTTAGCGTATCAGACGCAGCGTGCATACCTTTACCTTTCCGGCAGGCGTAAGACTGCGATATAAACCGCTTATCAAATATAGGCTCTAACACGTTGTTTATGGCGTGCTGTACCACCCTGTCATAGAACGGCAGCGCCATTATCTGCCGCTCTTTCGGTTCGTACACCTTAAAGTAATGGTATTTGCTCGGCTCATAGGCAAGGTTTATAATATCTTCCCGCACCTTGTCTAAGTTTTCCTCTTTGTCTTTCGTAAAAATCAGTACGTCTTTTCTGTGGCGTTTACACTTTCTGGCTTTGTTATAGGCTTTCTGTACGTTTCCATAGTCGCCCATAGCCTCTAAAAGCGTAATGCGCCGCCCGTCCTTATCGGTAATGTATCCTACTCTCTTCAAGTATTAAGCTCCTGCCTTTCGCCGTAGCTACTAACCAGCAGCCGTATTTTTTCTCTTTGCCTCACGGCGGGACAGCCACTCTGACTATAGGATGTTAAACACTCGGTCTTATCCCTTTCAAAGTCCTTGCCAGTATTCCGTAGAACTCTGTGCCTGTAATGTTCTCACTAAGTCACACGCCCCACGAGCGCCAATGTTCGTATTGACATTCCACGGGTAATTGTTGCAATTCACGGCACGAGCGCCGCAATTCGCCCCATTGTTCCAGTTGCCGCCCGCTATCAGCGCCGCCAGAGGCTGTAAGTAAGCAGCTGCCCCATATCCTGCTATTTTCTGGTCTTTACCTCTTCTATCAGTTCGCCCAGCATAACGCCTATTTCTTTCAGCTTGCGGCAGCTCTCGCCGTAGTGCCGTGCGTTCATAGCGCTATACTTCAAGTCATGCGCCAGCCGCAACAATTCTTTACTTTCCTGCAATGCCGTATCTACCGTGTATAAGTGGCTTTTCGTTGCCGTCTTATCCCACTTTATAACCTCTTGCAGCATTTCAAGAATTGCGTTTCTTGTCGCCGTCTGTAAACTGAATTTCTCATACTTTGGGTACTTCGTAAGCAGAGGGTAAATATATAGCAGAAAATCGTATATTTTCTGGTGTATAATATCTGTTTTTGTCTGTATGTCCATGCCTTACCCCCGTTTATCCGGCTGGGCTTTCGCCCGCCGTCTACAGAGAGTCACACGCCCCACGAGCGCCAACGCCCGGACTGACATACCACGGGTAACCGCTGCAACTCACGGCACGAGCGCCGCAATACGCCCCACTGCTCCAGCTGCCGCCCGCCATCAGCGCCGCCAGAGAATATGCGTAATACTGGTAAATGTTACCAACGTCGTAAGACTTCTCGCCTGTGTTCAATGGGCTTTTCTTGTCCCAGCCCCACGCTACGCTTGCGTGGTAGTCTGCATTTGTGGCGTGTTCCGCTCTTGTAATAAGCTCGTCCAGCCACTCCCAGACACGCCCCACGGCATCTACAACGCCCACGGAAGAAACGGCATTTACCACACTGCCTGTTACGCCCCTACCTGTGTTGCTGGTGGCGCTCCATGCGTTTGTATTTGCGTTATCCAGTCCGGCAGGGCTGCCAAAAGCATAAGCGCAAAATTCCGCATAGTTCGGCAGGCGTTTACCGCTCTTTGCCAGACGTTCTACAAAGTTGTACCAGTTCATGCTTTCTGTACCCGTCATAGGTGCGCAGCCGTACTCTGATTTCAAGCCCTTTGCTCCGTCGTCAGAATTAAGGTAAATATCTACCCATGTGCCGCCGCCTAAATATACCATACCCTCTGGGCTGCATTTCGGGCGGTGTCCCAGTGTCCATACAGAACGTGGTACAATGCCGTTGCTTACTGCACTTTCCCAGCCTGTGCCAAATATAACACTGCTGCCATTAAGCGGCTGTAAATTGCTGTCCACCTTGCGGCAGCGTCCATAATGAAAGCCGCCGATTTTACGGCTGTTTGTAGCGTTCCAGCCTGTCGGGTATGTAGAGTTAAGGGAAATTACGTATTTCTCGTCTGCGCTGTCAATTCTGCTGTCGCAGATATATACGTAATAGTCCTTACCTACCGCAAAAGCGCTGCCTGCGTCCAGATTAGCAGCCGTAAGAATTGTATTTGCTGTCTTGAAAATTCCAGCGCCGCCCACGGCAATTACGCAACCCTCTACTACGGTCAGCTCATTTGCTCCGCTGGCGTAAATGTACTCATTGCTCGGTGCTACAATATCGCTGATTGTAGCCATTTTATTTACGTTCAAAAGCGCCCTTGCGTCGGTCTTTGTAACGTCGTCCACTAATAATCTACTCATACTGCTTTAATACTCCTTTCAGTGCTGCAATGTCGTCTGTTGTCATTCCTGCCACGGTGTCTGTGCGTTCCAGCGCAATTACCTTGCAGCCCGCTTTTACCGCTTTGGAAAGTGTAAGGGCTGTTCTGTCGTTTCCCGCCTCTCCTGCTGCCGCTGCCTCGTCGGTCTGGATATGTGTTACTCCCTGCACCGTGCCGGATACGTCGCCTGCTACAAATTTCATACCTACCGCTGCCTCGTCGCAGTAATATACCGTAACCGCCTTTTTCTCTTCCTCTACAGCTGCTACGCCGCACTCAATATAACGCTGGTTCTCTGCGCTCTCGATTTTCGCCAGCAAATCTGCTGCTGCCAGTTCTCCGCTTGCTACCATAGCAAGGCAGTTGTAATAATCCTCTTTTGTCTTTAATACTTTAGGAAATCCTTTCATGGTCTGCCGCCTTTCTAAAATGTATTTGCAAGATAGGAATTACCCACGTAGGTAGCCCCTAACACTGCCGTTTCTACTGTTCTTTCGTAATGCTGGCTCATGTATGCTGCGCCCATGTAACACAATCCCAGTACAGCATCATGCTTATAGTCAATGCCCCAGCCGCTTTCTACTCTCTTAAGTCGCTCGTCCAGCGCTGCTATTGCCTCTTTGGTTTCTTTCGTGCCTGCCTCTGCCTGCTTTTTCACTTCCTGCATGGCTGCTGCCAGCTCTTCAATTTGCAGTTGCAGGCTGCCTGCTATGTCCTCACCCAGCTTGTCCTTGATACTCTCAAACCATGTGTTAAATTCGTTTTCAGCGTCCGACTGGAATAGCTTAATTTTTGCCATAAATTCTGTATAGGCGCTTAAAAGTTCCTTGTCCCAGTTGTCAAGCGTGCTTTCAAAACTGCTGTATCTTTCGTTAAACTGGCTCTCATACTGCGCAAATAAGCCCTCTGTCTTGCTTACGTAGCTGTCATATACGCCCGCAATCTCTGTAAGGTACTTTTCCATACTCTGCTTATATGCGCTGAACTCGTCCAGCACGGCTGCGCTGTAGGTGTTGAAAAAGTCCGTAAACTGCTTTGTAAGCACGCTTGCGTCTATCTCTTCCACCGTTCCTGTTACAATGCCGCAGACTGCGCTATTAAACCGCTGGTCTGTGATGTTCTGCGTCTGTATCCTTGTTACGCCCTTGCCTACGTAAATATCTGCAAGCGCAAGTTCCCATATTTCCGTAGTGCGTGTTACTGCCGTTGCTGTCGGCTTTGCAGACGGTGTGCCTTTCAGCACCGCAATATACATATCTCTTTGCGGCAAATCCCAGCGAACTACTACCCTGTCCACCCTGTTAAGCGCTCCCTCTGCCGTATCCAGTGTTACGCTAAGCGTTGCAGGATTTCTAAAGGCGTAGCCGTTTATAAAGGCATAGCCTGCATTTACTCTTATTTCCATGCCGCTGTAAGCTACTACCTGTAGCCCGTCGCTCGGCTTTGGAAAAATGCCGTTTGCAATGAAAGTAGCAAAGTACCACGCCCAATCCTCGGCTTTATATACCCTGTCGTACTCTCCGTCTACTGCCACGGCATTAAACGGTAAGCTGTTTGCCATTTCTGCTACCTCACTTTCCTAATCTGGTCTACCAGCGTCGGCAGGCTGTCGCCAAAAGTCGCCTCTATGGTTTCCTCGCCTTTCTGGTATGTTTCTGTTACTTCTGTAATGCGTGCATCTATCTGTATGCCCCACTTAGTTTCTTTGCAAGTAATACGGTCGCCTAAATCAAAATCAGCCTTAAATTTTAAGTTTGAATTTGTATTTATGGTACTTACAAAATTTATGTTCTTGCCGTAGTTTTCCAACTCTGCGCCGCCTCTCGTTTTCAGCATTGCAATATAGGTATTCAGCGGTATTGTTACCTCTGTTTCCCCCTGCTGGTACTTTCTGGCAATGTCCGTAGCGTCGCAGAATACCTCTACTAAATCCAGCCCCGTTGCGCCCTCGCCGTCCACTGTGGTTACTGGCTGGCTGCCGTCGTCGTCAGCTGCTCCCTGCACATAAATAAAGTTGCCGCAGTTCTCTATACTGGCTGTGTATTCCTGCTCGTTGACATTATCAAAATCTCTTGAAAATATGCAGGGTGTGTTACCCTCGGTATTTGTGGCTGTAAGGTCATTGCCCTTATACAGATAAAAGCCAAACAGTCTCTCTCTTTCGTTAAGCAGAATGTCATAGCCCAGCTTTCCAGCCTGCGCCCTTGCCTTTACTTCCTGCCCCAGTTGTGCGTATGCCTCGTTTGCATATTCAACCGCCACGCCGTCTATGGTTTCCTGCGCCAGAAATGTAAGCAATGGAAAACGCCGCTTTGTTCCTGTTGCGCTGCCGCAGTTGTTCTTTACCATAAGGTTTATAAGATACTGGTTTGTACCTGTCGCCACAATCTGCGGATAAATGCAGCGCTTATTAAGCCACCAGCTAAGCATATAGCCTTGTGCCTCTAACTGCTCTAAGCCGTTCTCGTCTTTGGTAATGTGTACGTAGGTTATCTGCGCTGCCCTGCGCCATACGCCGCCGTCGGCGGTCTTTACTTCCTTTTTTCCGTCGTGCTTGGTTATTAAGTTACCCTCTACCAGCAAACGGCTGTTATTGTCCGTAATCGGCGCAAGCAGGCTAAAAGTTCCTACGTTAAAATACTTTGTATGCCATAGCAGGCTTGCCAGCTCGTCTATAGCTCCCAGCGGCTGTACTGTCTTGTCGAATACTCTAAGCTCCATACCGTCACACTCCTAAAAATTCCTTGCTGTAGAATATGGATACTTCCAGAGAATTTACGCCGCTGGCTGCATCATATCTAAACATATTGTCGCCTATGGCAAGCTGCATAAATGTACTGTCTACATCAATGTAGCGGAAATAGTCGGTTTCTACGCCGTCCCTTATCAGCTTAGCGCCCTTGCTGCCGTACTTCGTGTTAATCTCTATCACGTCGCCCGTTTTCATAGTGGCGTTAATCTGTATAAATTCCTCGGTATCCACATTAAGCAGTATCGGGTTTGAAACTGTCCCCAGTGCTGTAAACCTTATCCTCATTCCTGTTGATACGTCGCCCTCGTTGTAGCAGTCCACTATTACGCTTTCCGCTCGGTATCCGTATATCATGCTCTTTGTGCTGTCCTTTTCGATAACGCAAGGGAAATGCCACGCAGCCACCCAGCTTGCTATATCCTCTTTTGTTTCTTCCTCTTCCCGCCAGAACGGGTTAAGGCACTCTATTTGTAAATCAAACTCATAAAGTACCTCTTTCTTTAGTATCTTAGGCTCTCCATACGCCCTGCAATCAATCACACGCTTAAAGCCGCCGTACTCATACACCAGCGTAGCACTAAGCTCTGGGTTAAATATCTTAAGCATACGGCGGCGCAGTTCCAATGCCTGCGCCTTGTCCCGTGTGTTGATATGTCCCACTACGTCTATGTCCCTCGCCTCGATACGCTGCCCTACGTAGGTGTCGCCGTGCTGTCCCATACTGTTTGTGCTGTAAATGACGCTCGTAACGCCGGAAATGCCCTCTACGTCTTTACTTATATTGCAATGGTATACGCTGTCTACTCCCAGCTCTAACCGCTCGCCCCTTGAATTTATGTAAGTCAGTTTTTCATTTTCCATGTGTTACACCGTCCTTGCTATCATTCTGAACTGTCGGGCTGCCTCTTTCTGCTGTTTTGCATAGTCCGTGGTATTCGCATAAATATACTGATTGACAACTACGCCGCCTGCTGCACTGCCGCCGCCTCTCGGCTTTGGCTTTTTGTCGTCGTTATCATACTTAAATTCATTGCCTACATTTACCTTTGCGTCTACGTCAAACTCCTGCGGTACGCTGTCCTCAATCATTTTCTTAACGCCGCCGATTTCATTAGAAAAGCCAACGCCGATACCCTGCGCCAGATATACGCCGATTTCGTCACGCATCAGCTTAGACGGGCTGGCAATTCCAAATAAATCCTTAAGGAAGTCGGTAACATTGCCTACCCAGCCGCTTATTTTGTCTTTTATCCACCTCGTAGCGCCGCTTATGCCGTTCCAGATGCCTTCTACCATGTTTTTACCGAACCCTGCAAACGTACTGCCAATATCCTTAAATACGTCTGCTATTCCAGTAATTACATTTCTCATGCCCTCTACGGCTTTGTTCTTTACTTCTGTACCCCATGTAGCCACTTTGGAAATTGCACCAGAAATGCTGTTATAAATCTTTTGCGGTATTTCCTTAACAATCGTAACAATGCCCGTTACCATGGCATTCATTACCTCTTTGGCTTTCGTAAGCATATTGTTGCCCCACGTAGCCACTTTGGTAACTGCCCCTACTATGCTGTTCCAGATTTTCTGCGGCAGTTCCTTAACAATCGTAATAACGCCCGTTACCATGGCATTCATTACCTCTTTGGCTTTCGTAAGCATATTGTTACCCCACGTAGCCACTCTGGTTACTGCGCTTACTAT